GGTTCATCAGGTTCATCGGGAAGTTCAGGAACTTCTGGTTCATCAGGTTCATCGGGAAGTTCAGGAACATCAGGAAGCTCAGGCTCTTCGGGAACAAGTGGTTCTTCTGGTTCTAATGGTTCATCAGGAACATCTGGTGCCGCAACAATTAATAATAACACCGCGAATTACGTAATTACAGCAACAGGAACTGCAGGTTTAATACAAGGTAACAGCGGTTTAACATATGATGGTAGCACATTATCAGTTAGTGGTGCAACATCTGTAACGGGTAAATTTACACAAGGTGGCGGTGCGAGTAGATCCACATCAGGAACAACCGTTTCATTAACAGTTAGTAGTGGTTTTACCGCTAATAGTGATATGGGTGATGGGAATAGATTCTTATCGATAGTTAACAACGCAACCACATCTAATGCTTATACTGCGTTGAGTTTTAGAATCAATCCTAATGGTGGAACGAATAATGCAATGTTTGATTTAAGATACGCTAACGGTAGTGCATCAAACAACTCAAGCACATTATATTGGACATTTAATGATGGTGGTACATTCTATGATAGAATGTCATTGGCGTCTAATGGTAATTTAACAGTTGGAACAATTATAAGTGGAACGTGGAATGGTAGTGCCATTAGTAATAGTTACTTAGCAAACTCATCTTTTTATTTAGGTTCAACATCTATTTCATTAGGTAGAGCAAGTGCAACATTAAATTTATCAGGTGTTAATACAGATGGTTACGCTGCACAATTAAATGGTTATGCTAACCAAACAATATATACAATTTTAGATGGTCCCGCAAATGGTCCAGTAATTAAAGTTAGATATGATAGTGCAACCGCAAATAGATACATTGACATCGGTAGTAAAGACGGTAATGGTGTTTACACTGAAGGTTTAAAATTATATAATGGTTCTACTATGACATGGTTAACCAACGTAGTTTTACACGCAGGTAACTATAACTCATATTCACCAACATTAACAGGTGGTGGCGCATCGGGAACTTGGGGTATTAGCATTAGTGGTAATGCCGCTACCGCAACATCCGCAACAAGTGCAGGTTCAATATCAAACTTTACAGCGGCTTATTCATCAACTGCTATGGACGCAAGTTCACCACCAACATTAGATGCGATTGGTTATGTAAATGCTAACGTTCCTTTGTTTGGACAAACAGATGGTGGTTTATATGTTGCAGGTTATAGCACATCTTGGTATCATGAAATATTTGGTGATTTCAGAACAGGTCAATTAGCTGTTAGAGGTAAAAACTCAGGAACATGGACATCATGGAGAACTGTGTTAGATTCATCTAACTACACATCATATGCAATGCAAGGTGCCGGTTATTCTGCTAACCAAAACTTGAATACAACTAATGGTGTAACATTCTCGACCTTAACATTAACTGCAGCAGCAAGCGGTGGCGGTTCTGCAGGAACTGTAGGATTAACAGTATATGGTAGTGGTAATTACCCATCGATAGAATTAGGTGTTCAAGGAACATATGATGGTATGGTTAGAACTTATGGTAACGATTTAAGATTATATGCGGGACACTGGAGAGGAACCGCAACTGCAACTGAAAACCACGTAATGTATTTCCACACATCAAAAAATGGAAGCACAAACTGGAGCACTGCTAAAATGTCATTAGACCAAGATGGTAACTTAGTTGTTTCAGGTGTTATCACAGAAAACTCATCATTACGATATAAGAAAGATATTGAAATAGTTAAATATGGTTTGGATAAAGTTCTTCAGATGCGAGGTGTAACATACGTAAGAAAAGAAGATGATTTAAAAGAAATAGGTGTTATTGCTGAAGAGATGAATGAAATCATTCCTGAAGTTGTTTTAAAAAATAAAGACGGTGAAGTTGATAGTGTTTCTTATGGTAGATTGAGTGCAGTATTCATTGAAGCAATCAAAGAATTGAAACAAGAAATAAACGAGCAGAACTTGATTATATCTGAATTAAAGAGTAAATTAGACATATAAGATATGCAAGTAAATAACAATTTAAGTTTCACAGGTAACTTGAGAGTAGGTGGTAGAGATATCACCTCCTTAATTGATGATACCTATGAAAATGGTCTAATATTAATCAGAGGTTTAATTGGTGGCGGATATGTTGGCGGAACAATTAATACCGCAATTACAACATTAAAATATCCAACAGATAGTTGGGGGACATCAGGCGTATCTTTAACACAAGCAACAAAATATGGAGGATGGGCATCAGCACATACCGCAGGTTATGTGATGTTAAACACACAGGATAGCTCCGTTGGTAATAACAAATTAGTATTCGCATCCGAAACATTAACAACAATAGGTAATAGAACTTATAGTAGTGGTTCACCGAATTCGTTACAACAAGGTGTTGGATATGATGGTATTGGCGCTGCGTTTGGTGTAAAAGCATATACTTGCGGTAACGGTAACACTGGTATGGATATATTAACGTTTGCAACCGATACATGGTCATCAACAACCAATTCAGGTATCATGCAATCAGCTTATCATGCGGCATGGTTTGACAGAGATTACGGTTATGGTTGGGATAGTTCAAATACATATATCATGACATTTGCAACCGAATCGTGGTCAACATATGGAACAACAAACACACCAAGAACATTTGGATGGGGTGGTGGCGCAGGTTATTTGGAAAAAGGGTTAAACTCCAAAAGAGGTAAATTTTATTTAACAACAGACGGTAGCACATCTGATACAAAAATGTATCAGTTTAGAAATAACATTGCAACATGGACTTTAAATTATTATAACCAAACATTACAGAACTGTGAAAATTCAGGAACCATGGGCCAAGCTTATGGTTATTTAGCAGGTGGTTATAATACATCAACAGGTCAAAATGCGCATAGTGATAAAATATATTACGATACTGACAACATTGTTAATATTTCGGATGCACCAAGATCATTGTCATCAGCTGCACCATTATGGTCACCAATTTAATATTATGATAGTAAACGGAAATATAAATTTTACAGGAACCATATCAAAAAATGGAACAGTTTTAAAACAAGTTTTCACTGATGATTATAAACATGGATTAACATTATCAAAAGGATATATTGGCGGTGGTTATGTTAGTAGTTCTATATGGAATACTGTAACTAAAATTGCAAATGCAACTGATGCTTGGAGCACAGCTTCAAACACATTACCATATGCAACAAAATATGGAACGTGGTCAAGTTCAGCATTGAATGGTTATTGTGGTAATGCACAAAGAGATAGTGCAACAGGTATGCAAAAATTTAATTTTGCAGCTGAAACAACCTCAACATGTGGAAGTAAAAACTATGGTGGTGCGAACCCATGGTCAGTTCAAGAAGGTGTTGGATTCAACACAGATGGAACCGCTTATGGAACTAAAGCATATCATGGTGGTTACGCAAACGGAGGTTATTGGGATAGATGGGTGTTTGCAACTGAAACGGCTGCAGCATTATCAAGCGGTAGTGCACCTGACACACAAGAAACATCAGGATGGTTTGACAAATATTATTCGTGGGTTAACTATGGAACAACAACACAAAAAATGACAACATCATCTGAAAGTTGGGCTGTATTATCTACAACAAACACATACAGTGGTGTTGCAGGATTTGGTAGCCCAGGTTATTGGCAAAAACCAGTTAATACAAAAGATGGTAAATGTTTTATGTGTGGGGACCAAAATTATGTTGGAACATCAACTGGTCAAAACTGTGCAAAGTTTTTAAATAGCACAAGCACATGGATTGGTATATTATATAAACAAACATTAGGAAATTCAGAACAATCGGGTGTGATGGGACAAAACCACGGGTATTTTGCGGGTGGTTATAGTGGTGTGCAAAATGCACATAGTGATAGAATTGATTATGGTAGTGAAACAATAAGACAAATATTTGATGCGCCGAGGTCATTGTCTTCAGGTGCACCGATGTGGAGTGGATCAGGCGCAATAGTTTTAAGTTAAAAATATAGATAGATGATAGTAAACGGAGACGTAACAATTACAAATGCATTATTACAGAATAGTAGAGACATATTTGGCTTCTATCAGGAAAGTTATTTATATGGTTTAAATTTAATTAGAGGTTTCTTAGGTGGCGGTTATCAAGGCGGTGCGGGTTGGACTGCAATTACAAAAATACAATTTGCAACAGACGGTTGGTCGACATCTGCAAACTCTTTACCACACGGAACAAAATACGGTGGATGGGCGACAGCGTTTACAAATGGTTATGTATTTGAAAGCGACCAAAGTTCTTGGTTGTATAATCAACGCGTTAACTTTCCAACAGAATCAGTTCAACAAATTGCAAATAGAAACTACAACGGTGGTTCTAGTCCTGTATCAATTCAACATGGTATTGGTTTTGATGTATCTGTTAACACTATAACAGCAGGTGGAACATATAATACTTTAGCATCATATGGAACTAAAGCATATCAAACAGGTAATGGTAGTGCTAATATGGATATATTAACATTTGGAACAGAGACTTGGGCCACAAATAGTAATGGCTTATCAGGAAGATATGGTGCAAGTTGGTTTGATAGATATTACGGTTGGGCAACATCCGCATATGATGCTGGAGCTCAATATACTTTTAGAATGGATTGGACATCAGAGTCGATTGCATCAATTACAACAAATAGTAATATGTTAGATTTAGGTCAAGTAAACGCTTGTAACTCTGAACATGCTGTTCCAAGTAAATGGGGTAAACATTACATCGGAACAAATAACTGTTTCACGTCACATACAAACGGTGCTGATGGATATACAGTTTATTTATTCACATCATCAACAAACACTTGGACAGTTAGTGCAGGTAGACAAACAATCACAAACGGTGAAAACCCTGGTGTATTAGGACAGAATCACGGCTATTGGGCCGGTGGTTATAACGGTTCACAAAATGCACATACAGATAGACAAAACTATAATACGGATACTATTGTAAACATTAGTGATGCACCAAGAGCATTATCTTCAGCATCTCCAATGTGGTCATCATTTTAATTTGACTTTTTGAATAAAATTATGTATATTATACTAAAATTAAAAGATTATGACATCAGATAAATTACCAGAAGAATTTGAAAAGTTTTCGTTTTCAATGTCCACATTTCAGATTAATAAATTCGTTGTTAATTCACAACACAGTGCTTACAAACAATTTAAACAAGTGTTGATGGAATTGGAGGTTAGAAAAACAATGGAAGAAACCATCAAGTTAGACCAAAGAAAAAACATTGCAGAACAAAAATTGTTGGATGAACAAATTGCGGTTGAGACATCGCCTGCACAAAGAGAATTATATCAAATTGAGAAAGACAAATTTGCTGCAGCACAAGAGAATTCAGTAAGAGCATTAGGAAGAACTCAAAGTGAAATCGCATCATTAGAAAGAATTTACAATTGGTTTAAAGAAAATTATGACGTCCAAAACTTCATTGATAATCAAGAACAATTAGAAGAAGACTATTGGGTAAGAAGAATGGGTGCTCAAGCAGCATTGGAAGTATTGACAGTAGGAAGAATCGGTGCAGGTAACTTAGAAGCAATGATGCAAATGGGTGAAGACTTATTCCAAAAGACATTAATTGAATCAACAAGAATAACAAGAGATGTTCAAAAACAAGTGCAATATCTTGATATGGTTACAGATGAGGACATTGCAAAAATAATTGACAAAACACAAATTAAACAAATAGATTTATAATATGGACTTAGTAGCTTATAGAATTCCGGTAAATGACGTTGCACCATTATTAAGTGGTGTCGAAATGGTTGGATATGCTGAAAACTTTTACATCGTAAAGGTTCCTGACATTAATCAAATCGCAATATCAATAACTGAACGTTACGGTATTCGATTAGCACCAAGTTATGTTGAGAACGGAATTCAATTTTATATCGCAACAAAAGATGCTGCAAGATTATTTAAAACATATTCATCTGCTTCAGAAGCTGAATTTTTTGATGAGGAGTTTGATAAACAAAAAGGTATTAGAATTAAAAGACCGATGACGGACCAAGAAGTATCTGATAGATATGACACAATTCGTTGGTTAAGAATTCAACAAGTTCAAGAATATTATAAACAGCAATTTAAAAATTTGTTGGTTAACAAAACACCTCAAGAACAAGCTACATGGGCGGCACAACAAGCTGAAGCAATTGCGTTTACTGCAGATAATACTGCAGCAACACCAACGCTTTCTATGTTAGCAACTGCAAGAGGAACTGATGTTAGCACATTGGCTTCACAAGTATTGACTGCTGTTACAAATTACAATGCAACTATTGCGAGTTTATTTGCCGCACAAGAAGGATACGTGAAACAATTAAAAGATGCTGATGGGGATGATATTATCAATATAAGATTACCATTTGATACAACAGTAATTCCGGGAGACACAAGATTCGCTGAACAAACTTACACACCAGGTTCTTAAAACTTAATTTATGTTAGACGTTAAAAAAATTGTCATCTTAGGCGGTGGAACTGCTGGTATGATGACTGCATCATTATTGTCAAAAATGTTCAAAGGTAAAGTAGACATTACCTTGATACATAGTAAACTTATCCCAACCATTGGTGTTGGTGAGAGCTCAACTGCGAGCTTACAATCTTTTATGTCGTTCCTTGGTTTAAAAGAAAGTGAATGGATGAATGAATGTGATGCGGTATACAAGTATGGTGGTAAGTTTATGAATTGGTCTGAAGATGGTGAACACATGGTTCTTGTTGAGAATGAAAGTAGACACTTTATTACAGATGATTTAAACTTACATGAATACTTGGTGTCTGAATACGCAGGCGACCATAAAAAGATTAATGACATTCATTTAACAGCGAAGATGGCTGATATGAATATTTGTCCAAACTTTGAAGAAGACATTTCTTATTCACCAAAGTTATCTAAGTTAGAAAGTTTTTATAGTTACAACTTTGATGCAAGAAAATTTGCTGACGTATTGAGAGATAAAGTAGCAATACCAAATGGTGTTAAGATTGTTGAAGCTGATTTAAAAGAAGTTAAGTTAGATGCGTTTGGTTTTGTTAAGGAATTAAAAATGATGGATAGATCAAAATATAGTGCAGATATCTATATTGATTGTTCAGGATTTAGAGCGGCATTAATTGAAGCGGTAATGGGTGAACCATTCATATCATTCAAAGATTCATTATTTTGCGACACAGCAGTTGTTGCACCTATTCCATATAAAGATAAGAGAAAAGAATTAACACCTTATTCGAGTTTATATACGATGAATAGCGGTTGGTTATGGAAGACACCAATCTATAGTAGAATTGGAAGTGGCTACGTTTATTCATCAAACCATATCAGTGATGAAGATGCTGAAAAAGAATTTAGAGAGTTCCATGATGGATATAATGGTGAGGTAATGAAAATTAAAATGAGAATTGGAACACGTGAAAGAGTTGCTGTTAAGAATGTGGTTGCGTGTGGATTAAGTAGTGGATTTGCTGAACCAATGGAATCAACTGGTATTTCAACATTCCAAGGTATTATGGCTACACTTGTTACTGAATTAGAAAAGAGTGGATTAAAATATGGTCAACCAGTTATTGATGCAATCAACAGAGATAACATCGATATGATGATTGACATTCGTGATTTTATTATTGCGCATTACTATTTATGTCAAAGAAGAGATACACAATTTTGGAGAGACGTTCATGAAAAAACATTTTTACCTGATACGATAATTCAAAAGTTTAAAGTGTTAGAACATAAACCACCTGCACACATGTTTAGAGGCAGAATCTTCGGAGCAGTTAACTGGTTCCAATGGTTATGGGGTATGGGTTTTTATAAAAACTGTCAATGGAAAATTCACGAGAAGTATAAACAACTTTGTGAACATCGCATTGAATTGATTAAAAGAGAATCTGATTCACTTTGTGAATTGTTCCCTAACATATATGATTATTTAAAAAATTTTTACAACCGTGATTAATATATTAGTTTATTTTTGTTTCATTTTTGTTTTGTTCTACTTTATTGGATTCCAAAAGATATGGAATAAAATTTTAATGTATACCGATAAAGAATATTGGACAAACTACAACACAATTGAATTTGCTGCTTGGATGGCTAAAGCTGCAATCATTGTTCCTGGTTTAGTATTTGGTAAAGAAATATGGTGGTTACATTTTTTAACCTTATGCACATCATCATTATTGATATGGGCAAGTATGAAGAAATCTTTACCTACTTTAATCGTTTTCAATACGTTATGGATTGTAATATCTTTAACAATTATTCTTAAACACATTTTATAATTTCATCTTTTTTTGTTATATTATAAATAATAATAAACGTTTATAAAATAGAAAAAGATGAGAACAAAAAAGCTATCGCTAATGTTAGCTGTTATGTTTGTTGCAATCACATCGTTTGCGCAAGACATCAAGGTATTAAGACCACCTGACAAAGACACCGTCAAAGTCTTAGATGAAGTTACAATTGAAAGCTTCACACCATTACCAACAGATTTAGTTGGAGAATACAAACAACCTTATTGGTCTGAGTTTAGAAAGTCACCTAACTCAAGAATCTATGTTCAGAACGCACCGGGCGTTGTTACATTTGAACATTGGCAAGAGTTAAGAACTTATAGAAATGGAACTGAAATGAGAACTCGTGAAGAGTTGGCATTTGGTTTAGGACACAGATTTGAGTTAGACCTTTACATGTTAGGTTTAAAAACATTCGATGGTAACAACGGTTCATTTGAAAATCGTGGAATATCGTGGGAAGTTAGATACGCCTTAGCTGATTGGGGAAAGATGTGGGGTAACCCAACATTATACTTTGAGTATCAACATTTAAATAATAGTTACGATGTTGTTGAACCTAAGTTATTATTAGGTGATGCGTTCGGTCCTAAGAAGAATAATCTATGGAGTGTTAACTTAGTATATGAAGGAAACTTAGCACCTTATAAAGATAAAACAAACGAAGGTCAAATAACCTATTCATATCAACATATCTTTAGTAGAAACTTCTCATTAGGTTTCTCTGGCCAATATGCGAATGCACATGAAAGAACAAACAATTACTTAGATAAAAGTTTTGATAATCTAATTGGACCATCAATGCAATTCAGATTAAACAACAAAGCATATCTTGATATCGAACCTATGGTTGGTATTGGTAATTCAAATAAAACAAGTAGAACATTCGTAATCTTCGGATGGAAATTTAATTAAACTATTATGGAAATATTATATAAAGGACAAGAGTTCTTAATTTATCTAATATTCATTATGTTCGTAACAGGTATCCTTAAAGAAAAGGGATACCTTATGGACATCTTCAGATTATTAGAGCAAAAAGTAAAATCAAAGAAGATGGTTGTCTTCTTGGTTTCGTTATTCGGTGGTATATTACCAATACCGGGTCGTGTTGCAATCTCAGCATCTATGTTGAATAGTATTGCACCAGTTGACAACAAGAAACGTAAAAAGTTTGGTATCATTGATTATCTTGCAACGCATCATTATTATCTATGGTCACCATTAGAGAAGACAGTGATTATACCAATGGCCGTATTGGGATTAACATACGTTCAGTTTATGTCATATATTTGGCCATTGTTATTAATATCAGCATTATACATCACATACTACGTTATATCGTTAGATGATAGTGAGATTGATATCGAAGTTAAAGATGAACCAATCAATACCAAGAACATTATGTTAGTTGTTATTCCATTCTTGGTAACAATCATGATGTGTGTGTTCTTTACCGATTATTACTTTGGATTCTTTACAGGATTCACATTATGGTTAATATATTATTCAAGTAGTTGGAAAAAGTTACTTGAATACATTAATTGGGAATTGATATGGATTGTAGCTGCAGTTATCGTATTGGGTAACTTAGTTAATTCATATTCAGCTCAAATTGAAGAGGTGATTAAACAATACAATAAACCACAATACATTCTTATTGTTTGTGTGTTATCATTCTTGTCATCATTCTTGTTAGGTTCATCAGCAAAGTATGCAAGTATGGTTAGCTTATTGACAAGTGTGTTTGGTTTACATTACTTTGTTTTATTCTTCACATTAGAATACGCAGGGTATTTGATATCACCATCACATAAATGTTTACCAATAGGTCAAAAGTATTTCCACACAGGATTTATGACATATTTAAAAGCATTAATAATTTGGATATCTATTATGATAACCTACGCATTAATAACCATTTTATGAATATAGGAATTAACTTTAAGTATTTGGGTAAGATTGACCCTCAACCAATGATTGACTCTCTTAGTAAGATTGATGACGCTGATTGGGGTGCCGATACTTTTAGACAAGAATCATATAAATCATTTCACCATTCAACTCAAGCCATTCAGTTGATATATGACAAAGACTTTAGACATTTTGGTGGAACCAAGCACAAGTATTGGGACTTACTTAATATGGAAGAGTTAATGAAGCCATTGTTGGAAGTTCTTAAAAAAGAATATGGTGATGGTTATATAGCAAGAGCGGTGTTCGTTAAATTATTTGCAGGGAAAAACGTCGGTAGACATATCGACGTTGGCCCCTCATATTCCCTTTCACATAGAATACATGTGGCACTAATCGCTGAAGAGGAAAAAATTGTCTATAACGTTAGAGACGAGGATAAATTCTTTAGAATAGGTGAAGTATGGGAGTTAAATGATTTGGTTGAACATGAGGTTAGAAACAGCAGCAACAAGGATAGGATTAATTTAATTATGGATTATGCCACCTTAGACGGAAAAGGTTGGTGGTGGAAGTAGTCTAAATCTACCATTTTGTGTATTTATATTAAACAATATAGATACATGAAATTTGGTAGTATACGTGCAGCGGGTCAGGTTGTAGCCACAGGTTCAATCGTTTCCAACACAACAGCATTATTAACAGGTTCGGGTCAGTTAGCTAACTTAGGTTACGCTACAACAGGTTCTAATACCTTTGTAGGGACTCAAACAATGTCAGGTTCAATATTACCTGCTGTTACCAATACATACGATTTAGGTAGCCCAACACAACAATTTAGACACGTTTACATATCATCTGGTTCACTTTATGTAAACGGAACAAAAGTCTTAGGTTCAACAGCACAAGAATTACAGATTACCACAGATGTCGGTCAATCATTTAAAATATTAGAATCAGGTTCAGATACCATCACATTACAATCTGCGGACGGTAATATCACTTTAGCGTCATCAGGTGGTGGCGATGTTATATTAGACCCGAACACAGGTGTAATCGCCCTTAAAGGGACAACAACAGTTTATGCGGGTAATAAGATAGTTTCATCCGATGGTAACAATATACAAGTTGGCAATAGTTTAACCGTTAGTGGTAGTTTAGTTGTTACAAATGGTATTACCGCACAACAATTAACGGTTCAAACAATTAGTTCTTCTGTTGAATATTCAAGTGGTAGTAATGTATTCGGAAACACAATATCCAACACACATCAATTCACAGGTAGCGTCTTAATTAGTGGTAGTATTAGTGTTCCATCATCAACCATACACTCGGGTTCATATTTTAATGGTATTTCAGTTGTTTCAGGTAGTGCACAAATTGACGTGATGTCAACAACAAACATTGCAAGATTGGCAACAACTGGTTCAAACACATTTAATGGATTACAAATTGTTAATGGTAATTTAGCGATTGGAACTTCATCACCAAATTACACTGCAACAGGTAGAACTGTAACAGCGTTAGATGGTAGCACAAGTGCATTATATGCTTTACAAAACACAGGGACATCAGTTGGCTATGTTTATGGTGATGCATCAAGCGTCGTTTTATGGGCTGAAGGATCAAGAAATTTAACAGTTGGTGTTGCAAGCGCCGGTAATGTGTATTTAAAAACAAACAATACTGTTGCTTTAACAATAAATTCATCACAAGCTGCAACTTTTGCTTCATCTGTAACAGCAAACGGATTGACAGTTAGTAATAGTGGAAATGCATATTTGCAACTAACCGCAGGGAATACTGGTGGAAGTGAAGCAGGGATATTTTTTGCAAATTCGGGTAACAAATGGGAATTATATACTGCCGCAAATGATTCTAATATTAGCTTTTATAGTTATGCGGCATCTAGAATATTGTTATCTGTTGGTTCTACAGGTTATCTTACTTCAACCTCAACTAATTCATTTACATCGGCAAACTATGATGTGTGGAATTTTTTAGCACCAAATCAAACTGGCGGTGCATTATCTTTTAACATTGGCCAATCACTTTCAACATATAATAATGCTGCATTAAAATTCCATTATGTTGGAAACAGTAATTCAAGCAATTATTTGGGATTAGGATTTTATGATAGAGATAATATATTAAATGTTTTAGCATCAGGAAACGTCGGAATCAACACTTCAACACCATCATATGCGTTAGAAGTAAACGGTAGTATTAGAGTATCGTCCACGAATGCATTTAGAGGTAGCGGTGTGTTTCATGGTAATGTTAATTCAAATATAGGAGGTAATTTAGGTTATGTGTTATTATGTCGTTTAGATGTTGATTCAGGTTGGATTGCAAGAGGCACAATAGTTTGTGCGTCATGGACATGTTGGAACGTTACTGACATTTATTTAAGAAAAGCATATGCATCAACAAGTGTAACGGCAACAGTAACAGGAGTCGCTAAAGGTGGTGGACAAGATATGGCAGTAATTGATTGTAATTACGGTGGTTCAAGATATCTCGCTTTAAAATTCTCAGGTGGTAATGGTGAAATCGATGTTAATTTAACAGGATTCGGAATAGATACTTATATGACATATGTATCCTCAATAACATCTGAAAATTCTACATTAGCATCTTATTAAAATATTCACACTATATGACTTACAGAATAATAAAACAATTTCTACCAATCGATAATAATCAATCTGACCCAAATTGGGAAAAAAGACAAATATGGGTTCAAAAATTAAACGATGATGACACCTTTGATGATTTTGATACATTAGAGGAGGCTGAAGTTAAAAAACAAGAATTAGAAGCCGCTGATCCTACTGGTAGAGTGTATAAAATTATTATATTATAACTCATTTACATTTTAAACAATATTATTTATTTTTTAACTAAATAGAATTAAAATTATATGGAAAAAATTACACTTAAATTAGGAGATATCCTACAATTGGAAAGTGAAATCAACGGGTTCAATAATCCCGAAACTAATGAAGTTATTTATAACGGTTTTTTAAAGCAAAACCTTTCAGTCATCTTAAAATATGAGCTTAAAGAATTAAGTGAGAAATTATCAAAGGAAAGAAAAAAGGTTGAAGAACTTAGAGATGAGTTAATCTTAAAGTATGGCGAAGATAACGGTAAGGGTGGCATCATGGTTAAGATGTTCAACGAATTAGTTGATGCTGAAGGTAATGTGACAGGAAGAACATTCAACGATGCTTATTTAAAATTCGAAGCGGAATACAATCCATTACTTGACCAAGAAAAAGAAATTGAATATCCTGAAATCACTAAAGAGGATTTGAAAAAAGCGGGAGACACCAAAGACAATTACATGGTGTTGTTTAAATTAATAAAAAAAGAAGGGACTAATTAAGTCCCTTTTTTATTTCTATCTTCATATTACCACTTTCGTATTCACCCGGTTCGTAATAGGGTAATGATAATCTAATTTTTTGTAATGTGTAAAGGTCCTCATCCGTAAATGGTTTTGTTTCATATATCATAACATCCACGGTTTCAGTCAATGTGAACTTACTTCTTAAATCATAGCGAGTATTCTTTTGTTCCATCTCAATATAATCTTCAGGTATCTCACCCAAGTTAATCTTATCAAAGAAAGGTTCCAATATATGAATGTTATTTTTGTTACGAGTTGTTAAACCCATATTGAATGTGTTGAACTTAAACGCATTATCTTCCCAATATCTTAATTCATTAAACGATGAAATTGATATTCCCCATTTTCTAATGAAGTTTCTATTTGAATTCATTTCGATTCTTCCTCTATCGGTTTTCATCTCCTCACTGAATCTTGATGTTTGAGAAACAAAGTGATATGTAATTGCACTATCACAAGTCTTTAATTCGTAACCCTTTAATTTAGCACGAATTAAAAAGTCATCATCTTCACAGAAGCAAGGAACAAAACTAAATCCATCAAATCCACCAACATCTTCAAACATTTTCTTATAACCACTCATGAAGAATACAGCACCAGAGTATAAATTATTTGTTTGATTCCATTGTTGAACATAGTTGTTAAAATGAATATGATTAAAGTTATGGAAAGATGTTCCCAAGTCTAACAATACTTTACCAGGTCTTTGATGACCTTTGAATATTGGTGGTTCAATTGTTGTATATGATAATAACATATTGGGTGTTAATAATCTTTCAATTGATTCCAAGAATCCTTCACCAATAACCATATCATTATGAATCAACACAACCTTCTCAGTATCAACAAGTTTAATACCCGCGTTGTATGTGTCGGAGAACGTTAATCTATCATCATCATGAATGTATGAAAGATAATCATCATCCAATGATTCCAACCATTCCTTTGTTCCATCCGATGAACCACCACTACTAATAACTAATGGGGCCTCAGGGTATTTCTCCCTAAGTAATCGATAACAATCTTTTGTTAAATCTAATTTGTTATATACAGCTAATACAAATGATATATCCATTTTTAAAATTTTAATACGTCTCTCCAAAGTTCAAATATTTCATCATTTGTTAAATCAGAGACAATGTGATTTGTTTGTTCAGTTCCAAAGAATTTGGTGTTCGTATATTGACATTCATCTTTAACCAAACACGATACCTCACCCATTGACATATGATAAACTCTACCAATGCTATTATACATAGCTTGTTTAGTTTCAGCATAATCCATGAATTGAACGTTAGGGTGAAAATAATATTTCCTACAATACTTTTTATAATATTCAGCGTCCATTACTTTACCATAAACCAATACCTTTTCGCAACCATCATCTAATGCTTTTTGTATTGATATATGTGTTTGTTTTCTTTCTTCGATGCTACCGATAACACCCGCAACTAAATCTAATTCAGGTTTATCGATTGGATATAATGGTTGATTAACATCCTTTGGATTTGGGATATAAACAAACGGTCCTTGATATCTGTGATGATAGTTTCTTTGTTCTTCATGATTGAATACAACAGTATCCCAATACATCGGACAATCCGCAACCTCAAACCACCATTTTTCATGACAAGCCAAAACAATTCTTTTAACGTTTGGTCTTTCATCATATTTCAAATGATGAGCCATTACAATGTCATTCTTTTTAAACTTTAAATCTTTAAGTTGTTTCGATTTACATTTACCCATATGAAAATCATGTGGGCCATAGAATGTTGTGTCAATACCTTTACTATTAAATAAATTTGTTAGATTTATTAATATAATAGTTGAACCACCAACATGTGAAACTCCTGATATAATCTTAACCATATTAATTGTGCACGTATAATAATTTATCTATATGTAAAATGTCTGCGGGAAACTTTTGCAAATATTCTTCAACAAACACACCATCAGCATTCACTTTACTTGCGTCTAATCTTAATTGTTTAGCGTTTTCGGTTTTAGACATAAAATTACCGATATCAATCCCGTTTATTTGCGGAACAGACCTAATTGGTATGTAATCATTGTCAACCCAATTATGAACCATATTACAATAAACAAAATTAACATTTGGTTCATCTTTAATTGATTGTAAAAATAACTCACAGAACACTGGAACATAATAGTTGTCGTCACCACTCATCACAACCCATTCTTCACTCGCATTCTCCAAACCATAATTTCTTGCTGTGTGACCATAATCCATATGTGGACCATTAAGCTCACTAAACCTAATTCTTGGGTCATTAATAAAGATATTTTTAACTTCATCATAACCTTCATACATTGCATCTGCAACAACGTGTATCTTCCAAGCATCAATGCTTTGTGACTTGATTGATGATAAAATTGTCATCAACTTATACGGTCTATTGTATGTTGGTATTATAAATTCTATTTTCATATTACTTTGTTTTCCAAAACGAATAAATTCCTTTATCTAATTCATAATTGCTCCACACAAATCTATCACGATTAGGTTGTTCTTTAGCCCATTCCCACATTTGACTTAAACCATCATGTAAATTTGTTTTATGTTCAAATCCCAAATAGTCTACTGATTTTTGCCAAGTTGGAATGGAATGTTTAACCTCATGTCTTTGCTCCAAATATACAACATTTCCATCACCTACAATATCTAAAAGAATATTATTTGCTTCACGAATTGAATGACTTTCGATACCTCCTAAATTAATAATTTGTTTTGATGCTTGCGGAACTATTGCTGCGTGCCATAATGGCTCCAATGAATCGTCAATATAACTGAAAGCTCTTGTTTGATTACCGTCACCGAATATTGTCATTGGTTCACCATTAAGATGTTGATACATCCAAATACCCAATACATTACGATATTTGTCCCATATGTTCTGATTACGGCCATATACATTGTGAGGTCTAATGATACACCAATCAAGTCCATGCTGCTCACCAGCAATCTGTATATCCATTTCACAACCATATTTTGCAACACCATAGGGATCAATTGGTTTTGGCGTTTGATTTTCATCAAATACTCCACCATACCCATGACCATACACCGCTAATGTTGATGTGAATATCAATCTTTTAACATCATGTTTAATACATTCATTAACAATACGAGATGTTGCAACAAGATTGTTTTGATAGTTGTAACTTCTAATGAAGGGTGATAATCCCTCAGCCGCATATGCTGCGAAATGATAAACGTAGTCAGGTTTTTCAATTTCAAAAATTACTGAGATTGATTTCTCAAGAAGATTTGTTTGATAAAATTTAACCTTTGGGTTAACGTTCTCAATATATCCACCACTTAAATCATCAATACCAACTACATAAATGTCTTCTTGTGTGTCGATTAAAAAATCAGCAAGTCTTGAACCAAGTAACCCCACAACACCCGTTATTAAAACTCTTTTCATATTAATTTATTTTATCAAACAACATATACCAATTCCAACTCGTTATTAAATTATCGTCCATTTCCGATTCAGAAGATAATTTGGATGAATAACCACACTTTAATGGTGATTCATATAATCCACTTATTTTAAAACCATGTGTGTGCATAAAATATACGAAATTATCGAAATCAAATAAACCCCTATAAATAAAAGTGTGACCCATTCTCCAATTTGGAACACTCACAAACATTTTACCATTTGGTCTAATCAATTTATAAGATTCTTGAACAACAATAGAAGGGTTATAAATGTGCTCCAAAAAATCGTTGGTAATTAAAAAATCATAGTTAGCATCTAAATCAGAGGTATCAAAACCATTCATCAAATCTTTAACTAAAAATTTACCTTTGTATTTCCTGTCCTCAAATATTTTTTTTGCACCTGGTTGGTCTATGAATGTATAATCCAATTCAATTTTTTCCATCATTTTTTGACCTAACGCACCTGGTCCTGAACCTAATTCAATAATCTTTTTAAAGTTATTTGTTTGAATAATAGTATTTAACATTCCTGCTTCATATTCATATCGTTGTTGCCAAGCGGGGATATCAATTCTACATTCAATATTACCCAAATTTAATTCGGTTTGTTCATTAACCCATTCATTGTCATTACCAAATTGATGTTTGTCTTGTTCATTTTTATAAAATGTAACATCGATTTCGCCTTTTGTTCTTATTAAACTCATATTTTAAAATTTATATAGTATTAAAACGTCATCAAATCTATTCTTGATGTGTCTGTTATCAATTATTTCAATATTATCGTGTAATTCCTTATATACTTCAATATCGGCATCAAGATTAGAAATATCTTCAATCACATAAAGACCGCCCTTATTCATTTTAGTTTTTAATAAATTAAATGTTTTAACTTGGTCTTTGATTTTATGACTACCATCATCGATAATGACATCAAATGTGTCGTCACCTAATTTATCTAAAAAACTTTCCTTGGTGGCATCAGCAATTATTATATTATATTTCTCTTCTTTAATTGTATTTCTTAAATAAGCGTCAGTGATATCTGCACCGATTATTTTTGAATTAATAAAATATTCATTCCACATTTTTAAAGAATGACCATGAAAAATACCCACTTCTAAAACAGTGCTATTCTCCCTATACTTTGATAGAATGTCTTCATAAACATCGATGTATGTATGAACAGTTCCTTTGTCACCATAATGCTCATTGTTTTGATGACCTCCATAAATTTCTTTTAGTGTTTTCATATTTTGCTGTATAAATCGTTTTGTTTTCTTTGTCTATCGATGTCTTTGTGATGTTGAATACAATATTCTTCATTATCGGGTAATGATGCAAATTTCTCACCACCAATGATTCTTTCATGAACCTTACCATACCATGTCATGTTCTTGCGATATATGCGACCTTGGTAGTCGTAAGCATTTATTATTGGCATGTAATATTTAATTTTTACTTTTCCCATAGTATCCGTTTCTTCAATTATAAAACCACCATTTTTTAATAATTTGTATTCTTCACTTTCAGTGTCTATAATTTTTTCATTTATTTGACTTTCAATTTTAGATAAATTCCATCCCCATTTAATAACATCTTCTTCAGTTAAACCATTTACGGTATTGATTCTTGGAACGAAATATAAGTCAACCTTATCATTCATTTCCAGTATTGTATGTAAATTTTCTACCATATAAGAGCTAATCATTTCATCTGCATCCAATTGATAAATAAAATCACCTTTACAATAACTGTTTAATAAGTTTTTCCAATTAGCGAAATTTCTATCAAAATCATAACTTCTCCATGTTTGAACATTAGGTAATTTGTTATAAGGTAAAAGGAAATCTAATACGCGAGCATCACCATTATTTTCATCATATAAGATTACAATTTCATCTTGAGGTCTCTTGTGGTCCAACAGAAACGGAACTAATTTCCTTATCTCGTTTATCTCGTTGCAAACTGTTATCGCAAAACTTATCTTCATATTTTTTTTTATTTTCGTTTATTGTTAATTCTTCACATTTCCAACACCATTCAGCGTCAGTTGTGTCCCAACTATGTCTTTCACATCTCATGCTCTATCTCCTCCTATATCCAAATATCTACCAAGATAGTCGGCGTTATCTGCTAAATCGTCCCCACCATTTATTCTTCTTGTTACTCTTCTGATTGTATCAACACTCTCTTCAACTCTACCATTTAAAACTTCAATACCTCTTAATACTTCATCATCGGTTTCATTTTCTTCACCAATGATTTCTCTTAATCGTCTAATGATATCATTGTCAATCTCTTGTGCCCATTGTGCTGATAGCATTCTTGTTAATTCCGCCTCAGCATCTATCCCATGATGTGAATAGATATCTTCTATTGGTTCAGGTCTCCACGTTGCACGTAAAGTTCTTTCACCATGCTGAACATGTCTCGCAACAATATTAGCGGTGTCAAACACATATACGTTCTCAAGAAACCCCTCAAAAAATTTAAACTTGTGCATCATACTCTTGGTCTTGCGAATAATTTAAAAACTTTACCATTATCATTGAATATCATACTACCACCTGGTGTTGGACTTATACGAATTTGACATTCATTTGGCCCATTAGCAAATACAACAGGTTCCTCATCACCAAATTGAAAACAAAATTCAGCATTTTCAGGTGCAAAATTTGTAGGTTGTAATATAATAAAGTTATCGTGTATTAATTCTTCACTTTTAAAAAACTTAAAATCCATTTAACTTGTTTTTGGTCTTGCGTATATACTAAATCGCTTATTTGATATTGGGTCAGTAAAGGTTACGTGCGACTCACTGGTGTTAGGTATTTTAAAAACCACTTCATGTGAAGATGAATTAACATCGGAAGATGCAAATACTTTGGGTTCATCATTATCAAACTGAATCACCCATTCACATGGAATATATTCCTGAACTACTTTTTCGATATTCATCTCAACTTTTGGTTGAGTCTTTTTCTTTGCCATGTTATTTTATTTTAGTTAACTTAGGTAGAATTAATTTTGTCTGAACAGGTGCTTGCGTCACTTTATTATATTTTTCAATAATATTTTTGAATGTAACCTTCATTGATTCAAATGAAAACTTATCTCCGTTTTCTTTTCTTAATTCCTCAGACTTCTCAACAAATCTTTCGTAATCTTTTTGAACCAACTTTAATACTTCAGCAAATTCATTATAGTTAGCTGTGAACCATTTAGAACCTTTAATAATAAAATCATCAATCGCACTTGCATGAACCTCAGTTAATTTTCCACCAACCATAACCGCTTTATCCATTGGTAAAAAATCTTTATGCCCTGACCAATTAGATGCGATGATTGGTTTACCTGTCATTGAGAATTCAAGTAAAGGTCTTCCAAATCCTTCACCTTTAGTTATTGATACCATTGATTTAATCTTTGGGTGGTTATATAAATCATTCATTTCAGCATCAGTTAATTCACCGAACAAAAGATAAACAGATGGAGGATTTTCAATACTTGATACAAGGTCTTGTATTCTTTTTCTCATATTCTCCCTCTCCTTAATTGAAAAGCTCGCAGCTGATGTCTTTAATACCAATGCGGGTTTGTTTTCTTCATTCTTAAATGCTTCCGCAAATACTTTAATCATCATACCAACATCTTTTCTATCCTGTCCAATATCTCCCTTCAACCAATGACCTACAAAAAGATAAGCAAAATCTTCTTTGATGTCAATATCTAAACCTGTAGATTCATTGTTATAAATGTTAAGGTCAACACCTTCAAACAAAACTTCAATTGGTTTTTCAATTCTATATTGACCAACTAACTTACCAGTATTCTTTTCCGTTTCATTATAAACAGTTGATAATAAAACATCCTTAGAAAAACTTGATGTAGCAATAATCAAATCCATTTTGTTACAACCATCTATCCAATTTTTAGGAGCGACAGTTGTTTCAATACCTGCAGTTATACCAATGTTAAATTTACCAACTCTTTGGAATTCATTTGGAACGGTAACTTGTATGTAGATGTCCGGTTGTGACGTTAATGATGTAACAATGTTAGACTCAATCCACTTGTGGAATAAGTTATCTTCTAATGCTGTCATAGGTGTGTTCCCCCACGGACAACTATCAATCATTATATCAAATACATCCATTTCATATAATGCTTTTAAAACGTCTCTCGAATGCGCACCGTAGCCGCTTCTTGTTTTTACTGGTCCTCTAAATAATAATGTTGGTTTACTCATACAATTTTATAAAAATCAAATTTTTGACGAGGTTTAAAATTTACTAACGTTGTTTCAATTCCTTCAGTCAATTTATCACACATCACCTTAGATGATATATTCTCAATAGCCCACTCTCTACCCTTCAATCCATTCTTCTTTCTTTTCTTCTTACCCAATTGATATGATTCCATAATCGCATCAGCAACTTTGTTATCATCAACTCTATCATCAAAGATATAAGGTGTTGGAACAGAACCATTTATATTAATTGCACTTGGCCAAATAGGGTGTGCCCAATCACCATGTAATGTTTCACCATGTGTTCTTACATTATGTAACGAACCAAATGTAATGTAATCATCAGCAGTATAACCAAATCCCATTTGGTCTTGCAAACCACCGGTAACGTTAGCAATGATTGGTGTCCCCGCCATAATACTTTCTGCTGTTGTCAAACCAAATCCTTCGTTATTCGCAAGATTGATTGTGCAATCAACAAAATTATAAATCTCATTTAACTTCTCTTGTTCAAGTTTCATGTTAGTGAATCGAACATCGTAAGGACAAAGTGCTTCAATCACAGCATTCAAATCAGTTCCATTCTCATCAACAGGTGCTGTGTGCATAAGTAATAAACACTTGTCAGCTTTATTCTTTGGCAAACTATCACAAAATAATCTATATGAATAAACTACATCGGATGGTTGTTTACGTCTAATGTTTCTGTTGTTATAAAATAAGATATAATCATATTCTTTACCACCTGTAACAAGTTGTTTTATTTCATCACTCACTTCAGTTGGTTTAAAAACTTTTTCATTGATACCGTGTGGGACATAACTTATCTGCCAATCTTCTAATGGTTTAAATGTGTTGTGAGTTGTTAATTTACCAACACGATGAACAATACCATATGTTAATTTAGAAATACACCCTAACCAATCACATGATTCATAATAGTTTCTATTATAAACAGGGTCAGGAATGTTATCCCATATATGATAATATAATATTGGCGTCGTTTGTCTTATCTCATGCTCAGCATCATATAACCATTGCCAATAATGCGGGTCAGTGAAATGTAATATCGCATCGATTTGTTCGTCCTTTATCAATTTTCTTATGATACCAATGTTACCATAACCATTGTTTGGATAAATTCTTACATACGCATCTTCAACACCAGTTCTTTTTCTAACATCGTCGTTCATATCAACAATCTTACCGAACTCAGGATGACTAACAGCTGCACCTAATTGAACCCAATCAAATTTATCAACTGTCCCTAAGACAATCTCTTTTGACATCGTGGCAATACCAGACGTCATTCTTAAGTCGTCGCTTAATAATAATATTCTTTTTTTAGCCATGATTAATACTTAGAACCGGTAGCAGCCAATCCAATGTGGTTGTTTACCTTGTTACGAAAATTTTCGTCTTTATTATATAAATCCATTGAACGGTTTACAAATTTTTGAAATGATAAACTTCCTTCAATTGAATTTACTTTAAATTTATTGTAAACGTCTTCCAAGACGTGAACGCTCGTTAATTTGCTTTTTGCTTCCATAATAATATATACATGTTTATATATTTCCTGAATAAAAAAATATCGTCGATATTCGTGATAAAGCTAATTATCGTTTATATCGACGATATATTATTAAGGGTTTTGAGGTGGAGCAGGAGCTGCAGGTTGAGTCACCGTTGGTGCTGCTACGTTTTGTAGGTTAATTGATTGAGGTGGTTGTTGAACCACTGGTTGTTCTTGTTTTTTTTTGCATCCGCATCCCATAGTGTGTGTTTTTTAATAAATATTTTGGTTTATTGAATTTAATTCCTTATATTTTAAAATATAACACATAAAAATTAAAATGTCAAGAAATGGATAAAGATTTTAAACCCGTAAAAAGCATCTACAATTCTAATTACGAAACAATTAAAAACATAATGTTTCTTTATGAAATCGAGCAATTTGATTTGGATTGCACATATTCAAAAGGATCCTTTTGGAAGGACTTACCATCACCCATCAATAAATCAGATTTGTATCCGGCCAATGATAGTGTAATTCAAGCGAGCTCAGAGAATTTACCATTTGCTGACGGTTCAATGAATAGTATTATGTATGATCCTCCGTTTGTTATTGCGGGTGCGACATATAAAAGTAACAAGGAAGGTAGTTCCCTTATGGCTAAACGATTTGAAGGGTATACAACTTATGAAGATTTGATGAAGAACTATTACTTAACACTTAAGGAGTTATACAGAATTTGCGCTAAGGACGGTTTTGTTGTAATGAAATGTCAAGATACCGTATCAAGCGGTAAAAATCATTTTACCCATTCTATGATTATGAATATGGCCATGGAGCTTGGATTCTATCCTAAAGATTTATTTATCTTAAATTCAAACACAAGGGTTAATAGTTTTGGGACAAAGTGGACTAGACAACAACATGCAAGAAAATATCATAGTTATTTTTGGGTGTTCCAAAAGACCAACCCTAAAGTAAAGTATGATTATAGTAAATGGACTATTGAACAGGATTCTGAGGTGTCCCCAAATACATAGAAACTCTGTCACCAACTCTAAAGTCTGAAGCCATGCCTGCAGGGAATTCAATCACGTGGTCACCAATACCGGTGTAACGTGGTGGATTCATTGCATGTGGGTCAGCAGGAGGACAGTTTGGGTGGATGCGGCTTATTCGGTTATTACTAACAAACACAATATCAAGTGGGATAACACAATCCTTCATCCAAAAAGAATGGTGACCTTTACCCATTTTGAATACCATACAACCTTCCAAGCTTTCGCGACCCATCATTCCCTGACGAGTTTGTTCAGGAGTTAACATGTATTCTGCGGGGAAATGTTTATTACCGATTATAACTGACATAACTATAATTATTTCGGAATATCAAAATTTTTTTGTAAATTTGTTAAAAACAATATTATGCAAATAAAAATCAAAGAAATCATTTACATAATGATGATATTAACTGGTATTCTTATTGAGAAATACGGTGTTCCTGATGCTAACCCGCAAATAGAAAAATATTTTGGTTGGGGTGCAATTAGCTTAGGTTCAATCAATTTAGTTTTAGATTATTTTAAAAAACCAAAAAAGAAATAAGATGGGTAAGAAATATTATAAAGACTTTTTCATTTATAATAAAAGACATCACTGGTTTATTTTACCTGCTATAGTTTTTTATTATGACAAGAATGAATATTATGATGATGGTAAAACCTCACCTTCATGGGGTTTAACTGTAAGGTGGTTAACATTTATGGCGGGTTTCCAAATTCAAAAAATATTATAAGATGACACCGGCAATTCAAAACGAAGGATTTGTGAAATATAATACCAGTGTCGATAAGAATTACCCTTATTATATATGGTCGTTTACCTTTAATACCACATTCTTGGATATTATTGACAAATGTCATAATAGGAACAATGATTTAAAAATTCTTTGTTTACCTGAAATTCAACCTGTGCTTTTGAAAAATTATTCTGAATATCTTAACGATTGGAGTCAAACAAAGGTCGACATAATATACTCAGGTTATGGTGATTACGATAAAGAAAAAGATTTTTATAATAGACAAGATTTTTTTAGACATTTAAATCCAAATAGACATTTCTTTACGTTATATTTTTTATATCATACTTTCGCAAATTACCAAAATCGTTTTGTAACGCCGCCCACTTTAAATTACAATCCGAAATATTATTTTACAAGTTATAATAGACTTCCTCGTGTTCATAGGATGTATATTTTACAATTATTAAAAGACTTTGGTCTATTAGAAACGAATTTATATTCATGTTTTTCAACTGAGTTTAACATTAAACAATTCAATTGGTTCACAAGAAACCATTTTGATTTTACCAATTTTAATGTCCCAACAAATTATCCCGACCCCGCCGATGTCGTTAATCAAGGTAACTATTGGGAAATTTATCCATCCTACTTGGAATCAGCGTTCCAACAAGTTACAGAAAGCACGTATGATGTGATATTCTTAACTGAAAAAACATTCATTCCAATTCTTCATAGAAAACCATTTATAACTTATGGTGCAAAAAATGTTAACAAAGTTCTAACTAATTTTGGTTTTAAACTTTATGATGAAATATTTGATTATACATTTGATTCGGTTGATGATGATATAATTAGGGCTCAAGAACATGTTAAAGAAATTAAAAGAGTTTGTGAAAAATATTCACCTTTAGAAATACGTGAAGCGCTAAAGGATACTGCCGAATATAATTATAATGTTGCATTGGATATTCTTAAAAATAAAAAATTCATACCCGACATATTTTTTCAATGGGAAAAAGAATATCGTAATGAAGACGTTTGGAGACACCACATGTCAAAATGGTATTATGAATTTACAAATAATTTAGACAATTATTAATATGAATACAATTGATAAAAAATATCAAGATTTGCTACAAGACATCTTGGATAATGGTGTCACTAAAACTGATAGAACTGGCACTGGAACTATATCGGTGTTCGGAAGACAAATACGTCATAACATGAGACAAGGGTTTCCATTGTTAACCACCAAGAAGATGGCGTGGAAGACAATGGTGACTGAGTTATTATGGTTCCTTCGTGGAGAAACTAACATTCAATATCTTGTTGAGAATGGATGTCACATTTGGGACGGAGATGCTTATAAAAACTATTCTAAAAAAGTAAACGAACTTATTGATGGATATAAATGTGGTGATATAATGGGGATGCAACCACATATTGAAAATATGTTTAGTAACCCTGATGATTTAATTCCATTGACACAAGAAGAATTCATTAACAAAATCAAAACAGATAATGATTTTGCTAAGGAGTGGGGCGAATTAGGACCAATTTATGGTAAACAATGGAAAGAATGGGAGAGTGTAGATACTAGCCAATATTGGCAAGAAGATTGGAGTCCAAAAGATACCGACCAAATCCAAAATCTAATCAATGACCTTAAAACTAATCCTGATAGTAGAAGATTGATGGTATCAGCTTGGAATGTAGGTGAATTAAACAAGATGGTTTTACCACCTTGTCATTATGGATTTCAAGTTTATACAAGAGAATTAAGTGCGGA